TCTCGAGGTCCCTATAATGTTCTTCGTTATTTTCAGAAACATCCATCTCCAATTCGTCTATTTCCGGTGTGAAATCAACAAGCTCGTCATGTACGGATTTGATACTGTTACACAAATCGAGATAGACCCCCTCTGGTAAACGTTCGGAATGGGCATCTACAAGTTGCATAAGATGCGTGAGCTCCTCCATCTTATGTTACTTATTTTTTAGATTTTTATATCACTTGGGTCTACTTTAAATCAACTCTGTTGTCAAGAACCTTTATGGGACTTTTCATGATAACAACGCAAAGGGTGGTTACACTTATTACGAAATTAAGACACGTCATGATCATAAGTTCGTTTGTGTCACATAGCTGTTGAGTATAGAAATAATTAAATATAGACGAGGCTCCGTATAGAGCGATATCTTTCCACATTATCTTGATTACAAAACAAAACTCTAAACTTGTTCGCTCAACATGCTATGGAAATGTTCACAGAAGTTTTGAAGCTTAGGCAAAACTTGTTTTTTCCAATATTCATCGTTCTTCTCGATGAGATATCCCTTCCTAACCTCGTCAAACTGCTCCACGAGACGACAAAAGTTAACATCCTTCAGCATCTGTAGATACGTCTGACACTGAACATTTTCGTAATCCCTCACCCGATTGAATAGACCATTTGCCCTATTCTTAATCTCGACGAGCGTCCTCGAACCATCATCATTCATCTGTATACGGTCGACCCTACCCACAATTTGGTACAATGTACCCTCAATCTCACAAACGTCGTACGCGTAAAAAGTATCGTCCTTCAAGAGATTTGCGTGGTCCAAATCAGCTGTTTTGTCCTCATTCCGTGTCCCGTGGTTCGTAAACAGGGTTTTTCGGATGTAATCCTTCGCCACAACCATATCCTTAGGTTCGAGACCCGAATGCTCAATTTGATGATACAGAGACCGAACCTTCTGATTGACGTCAGTACTGCTATCAGATTCAAACGCCACGGCATCCTCGAGAATCTTTACCGTAGATTCTCTCGAGTTAATAACCGCAAGTGCCGCATCATCCTTGGTGACCCCCTCGAAGGTCTGAGGGCTGTACTTTTTGTGCAGCTCTTCAATCAGTTCATGTTGTCTATTGTATCCAATTCCAATCGCTGTGGCTACAGATGAAGCCTTAAGAATGACCTTAGGAATACCGATAGGCTTAAGCTTACGCTCATGACCAAGAAGGTAAGGATAAACCCTCCCACATGCGATACAATCCGCCAAAGAGTTGTGCGCATTCTCAAATTCTTCACCGAAAATGTCCTTGTACAATACACCAAGCTTAATTGGTTTCATAAATCGTTCCTTGTACATCTTGAGTGTACACTGAAAATTGAATTCTTCGATGAGGCTCAAATCAATATCGTGACGAATCATCTCGGAACGGAGAACGCTCGTATCGAATTGAGCATTGTGTGCGATGAAGTTCTTGCTGCGAGGTCCTACAAACTTCAGAAAATCAACGAACACTTCCGGAAACGGTCGACCCTCTGCACGAGCCTGTTCATTCGTAATACCGTGGATATCAATAGAATCCTGACTGATGATGAAATTATCTGGATAAATGATAGCGTCAAAAGTATCGACGAGCCGCCCATTGTTAGAAAAACGTGCAGCCGAAAGAGAAACGGCTCGACATGAATCAAAATTCTTTAAGGTCTCTGGTGTAATAGTAACATTGCGACGACCCTCGGGAAGGCCCGAGGTCTCAAAGTCAAACGCAATATATTGCATACAGGCCATAAGTTATCTTGAACTTAAAACTTTATGTTACTTAGGTATTATATGTGCCTTGAATGGCTCTTTTCACGGAAAAAATCTACATATAGAAGATTCGATAAATTCTTCCCATGTTCATGTGATTTGTGTGGTAAGAATTTCGTAAACATGGATGACCTTATCATACATATGGGATGTCATGATACAGGTGACATCAACAGAAGACTTCTTAGAGGTTATGGGACTGTTAGATGTAATAAATGTTGGAAGTCGTTCGATACTGTCGCGGATATGCACGATCACGCCTGTGTTCAGTCTAACTCTGTGATTGAGGGTCTTTCACCGGTGATGAGCTCGGACAGTCTCGATTCTGTCGTAATTCACGGGCTTGATTCCCCCTGATACCCATAAATTTACACTGAATCATGCATGCACAAGTTTCAGTCTGAGAGTAAAAGGACGTTCTGGATGCATAACATATAAACGGTAAGTATATGTCTTTGTACATCTGACGAACCATCCTATTTTGGTAGATACTCATGAGTATAAATTATCTAAGATTAATATATGAACGAGATAGATAGTCTACTTTACAACACACCCAATCTGAATACTTTATCTAGAAACTCGTCATCCTTACTGAAAAAATACAGAAACAATAGACCAAAGACCGTGATGATTATGAACCGTTATAAAAGGCGCAGAAGCTTATTAAATAAGGGTTTGGATTTGGTTAAAATATACAAATATTCACCGGGTAACAGTAACGCACCAGTAAACGCGGGAAATATAACGACTAAACGCGGACAGAGTATTGCCAATTATTTACGTGGTAAAACTACCATGAAAAACGAAAATACGGGAGACTTATTTGCTACTAAAATGGTAGTAGCCAAAAAACCATTCACATTTTTGGGGCAGAAAGTAAAGGGATTTATACCATTTGATTCGGGTTCGAATCTGAAAGAAACACACGCGTACTCGAAATTTATAGGGAGACGTTTACGTTTTAAGAATCTTAATACTATTAAACCAAAATTTACTGCATTTTCTGAAAAACATGGTGGTGGGTTGTTCTTCTAAGGCCACTCGGGTGGAGTGTCGTCCTTCTCTCGCACCGTCCATCTACCGTTGAGTAGAGCACTGCGGCGCTCCCAATCGGTGGTCTTCACAGTCTCGGTAGGAGGAGTAACTAGAACACCATCGTTTACAACACGGCAATTGTAGTTACCCAACTCGCACATGTGACATAACTCAAAATGCGAGGCAAATTGGATATACGAATAACGTTTCATTTCAGCATCGAGAAGAGTCTTGTAGCGATAAGCATCATCAAAGTTTCTCCACGCTATGATGAAATTTTCGGGTAAACCTTCCTTATTCAGTTTACGGAGACTGTAAACACCTTCATCATTGTTGGGTTGGTGAAATGTTATGACGTGAAGCAGTTCCTTAGAATCTTCTGGACTCAATGGTCTTGTGTTATTCTCATCAATTGTGAAATAACTCTTACATACACGAGAAATCTTGCGTCTCTTGTATGTAGTAGGTACACGGGGAATAGGAAGCGGACACCTGGCAGCGAACATTTTTTCTTAAAATTTAAGATAACGTTATCCACTTAGGTGTAAGGAATCACGTGCTTGATATTGAAGTTTTTACGACTTATGGGACTTTTGCCCGTGAAATTACTAGACCTCAAAAGTAGTTTAATAATACCATCTTGGTTATAGACGTGCTTAATCTTACCGTTAACAAGGTCCTTAGAAATGTATACACGCTTTTTTGTAGGTATATTCTTAGATTCAGTGTTTGTGAAACTGTTATTATAAAATGTAGCTACGTTACTCTTATTATTGTTGGGTAACAGGTTGGGACTGTTTCTTCTAATTCTAATGTGATTGGCCATCAAGTTTTTTACTCTTTTCAATCTTTCCTTCTTCTCCTTGTTCATATTTTCTGACGGCACAGGCGGTGGTACTTGCCCTGCCGCACGCCTTCGACGAATTGTGCTGGATGTCAAACGCACCATATTGTACTATTATTAACGCAGAAAATTTCTGGATTATAGTAGTGCGATGTTTCGTTCTCTCCTTGGCTCAAATGAACATGACCCAGGTTCCCAGGGTGAATCTGGAGAAGGTGTAGCTGGTATGACTATGATATGTATCACATATCTGGCTACCACAGGAATTTTAGTTTATGAAAAGTTCTTTAAACCCAAAAAAATTCAACAAATTGATGACGGGGATTTCATAGACGAAGAAAAGAATATAGTTGATACGGATAAAGAAACGCAAGATGAATGGCTCGTCCCAAGTAACGATTACTCCACCTTTGTTAAGGGGTGCCTCTGTGTAGGCGTTTTGTATTCTGTGTGGGCGTTTTTATTGATATTATCGGTAATGGGTACCGGTTTTAAACTGTTAGGTGGAAAGGATTCGGCAAGAATGTTTGACGTAGCAGATAATCCTATATCTGGTCTAATGATAGGTATTTTAGCTACAGTCATGGTACAATCCTCGTCTACCACAACTTCCATTATCGTGTCCTTAGCTGGCGCGAATGAACTCTCTGTTCGAAATGCAGTATTTATGATTATGGGTGCTAACATTGGAACATCCGTAACAAACACTATTATATCAATGGGTCATATGTATAATAAGAATGATCTTAGACGCGGTTTTTCAGCTGCAACTGTACATGACATTTTCAACTTGTTGTCCGTGCTTATTTTTCTTCCAATTAATTGGGCTTATCCCGTGTTCGAAAAAATCACGTATGAGATGGTCAAAGACAAAAGCGCCTGTGAAGGCGATTGTGAGAAACAAGAGTTCCTAAAACCATACGTTTCTCCATATTCAAAGGGTATAGCCTCATACGACAAGAAAGTAGCCAAGTACATCTCACAGAATAACTGTGATGATGGAAAATGCGACAAATCTCTACTCAAAGACGGTCTATTATACGACTGGGGCATGACAGATGAAGGCGCGGGTATTCTACTCACGGTATCATCTTTAGTCGCTTTATGTTGCTGCATTTTCAATATAGTCTACGCTCTTCAGATTATAGTGAAAGGTCCCGCGGCGCGACTCTTACAGCGCGTTGTCGGTTTTAATGGATATATGAATATCATCATAGGCATGATAATTACCATTTTAGTGCAGTCTTCATCTATTACGACATCGACACTCACACCTTTAGCAGCAGTCGGTCTTATATCTCTCGAAGATATGATGCCCCTCACCCTTGGGGCTAATGTAGGAACCACCTTAACCGGTGTATTGGCCGCGACTGTTGTTACCTCCAACCCCGTAGAAGCATGGCAAGTCGCCCTCTGTCATCTTCTTTTCAACGTATGTGGGATATTGGTTTGGTACCCAATACCCAAAATGAGACAAATTCCACTCGGTATTTCGAAAAAATTAGGTCAAATTACAAATAATGCTAAATATGGTAAAATATTCCCACTTCTATATACGAGTACCGTATTCCTAATTATTCCGGGTGTAACGTACGGTATTAGTTATGCCGTTCAGTGATAATGTACGAAGGATACATGTCACGCATCATCTTCTTTTGACGAAGATACACTTCCATTTTGTCATTCGGTGATAGAGACTCCGTGACAAAATCGATAATCTTTTCATCGTGTCGCACATTCATTTGGATGGTGTACCCCCAAAACATCGCGGGAACCTCTTCCACGTATACTTCGGGTTTGGGGAAGAGTATCTTCTCATTGAGGGCAATCGCGCTAAGATGACGCCTCATCACCCCCAAACGTTGTGTAGCTCTAGCGATAGTGCTCATGATGTAACCAGTCTTGAATTTTTCCTACGCTCCAAACGAGACTCAAGATTGCCGTGGCGTTTTTGAAAGTCTCCTTAGGGGAGTTCATTTGTTTTGATTTTTACAAGATTTTGGGTTCACTTAGGT